CACCTGGTACACGACTAACAGGTGCAGCAGGAACAATCAAGACTCAATCTATTGCAGCAGGTGCAAACAACATTGCTCCAGCAGCAGCAGTAACCGTTACACCTTGGGCATAGTCCTAATTAGTTAGGAATAAATATGGTTCGTCCTACAGGCGGTAAAGGCATCTTCAGTTCGGGGATGCCTGCACCGTCTGCTCAGGAGTTAAAGACTTACCTTGCAGTGCAAGAAGGTGGCTTTGGTCCCCGTCAAGTAGCGGGAATGTCAAAGATCACAGGTACACAGTTTAAAGGTCTTCCAACTGCGGGTGGTGTTGGCGAGTTTGAAGAACTCATCCCACTCTTCGGCAACAAAGACACAATGAAATATTTTGACCCTGTTACAGGTGCCGAGTACAACAACTACGGCGAAGAACCTGACATGGAAGATGAGACACCAGCAGAACTCTCAGTAGTTCCAACATCTACGATTAACCCTGAGCGCCCTAGAACAGTGGCTGCTGGTTATGATCGTAAAGAAAATAAGATTACAGTTGTATTCCGTGACGGAACTTTCTACAACTACTATCAAGTAACCCCAACAGAGTGGCAACGTTTTAAGGCTGTGGTTTCTAAGGGCCGTTATATCATGTCATACTTAGACTCTAAGCCTCGTGGTCCTGCTGATGTATCAGAACTCTCCGTTACAGCACGTAAGGCCTTCTACAGGTTTAGCCGTGCAGCACAACGATTCTTTGAAGGTCGTCCCGACAAGTATGGAAAGCCCACTAAACCAAAGAGACCCTAAATGCCAAAAATACACAACATCGGTCCACTATTCGTACAGGTCACTAACTTCCCATACAATTGGGAAGGCAAGGCGATTGTTCGTGGGTGGACGCAAGAGATCAATGATCCATACAGGACAGCGACCCCACTTATCCTTAGACTTCCTAAGTACAAAGCACTAGTCTTTGGACGTTGGACTGGAACAAAAACTGAAGAAGAAGCATTATCAATGGCGCTCAAAAAACGGGAAGTGACAGAAGATGATTTTACGGAAGAAGCAGGCTGGACACCAGCCCCAGACTCGGATCGAGAAGAGAGTCTCCATGATCTCGTCGCCAGATTTGATCACGTGGATGGAAACCTCGATGTTTACAATTGGCAAACATATTACCTCTTGGCAGAGGAACCAGAGCCAAGCGGATCTTGATGAAGTAGTGATGGGCGCAGAAGCCTTTTACGCTATTGCTAAAGAACTCAAAAGACGTTCTAACCCTGTACTGTAGTTAATTACCATGACAATTGACGAAGATAAGTTTGAAGAGATAAACCCTGAGTTCTATCTCAACAACGACGAGCAGCCAGACGATAACCCTATCGATGAACCTCTGGATGAACTCTCGCAGCAATTCGTCGATAAGTTAATTGACAAGATGCTCATGTTCCTCAAGGAACTTGTTGGGCACGATCTTCACCCTTATCAAAAGCCTTTGGCTCGTCGTATCATGGAGTCAGTGATCATCAATGACGCCGAAGAGATCACAGCCCTTGCTGCTCGTCAGTCAGGAAAGTCAGAGACAGTTGCTGACACAGTAGCCACGCTCATGATCCTGCTCCCCCGTCTTGCAAAGATCTACCCAGAGTTGCTTGGCAAGTTTAAAGATGGCCTATGGGTAGGGCTATTTGCTCCTACCGAAGGTCAGGTAGAAACCCTCTTTGGTCGTGCTGTTACTCGTCTCACCTCTGAGCGTGCTACGGAGATCCTCAACGATGTTGAGATCGACGATAAGGCTGCTCGTGTAGGTGGCGTAACCCGCCAGATTAAACTCACCAATTCTGGCTCTAGCATCACGATGATGACCGCTAACCCACGAGCAAAGATTGAATCTAAGTCGTTCCATCTTATCGTTATTGATGAGTGCCAAGAAGCAGATGACTTCGTAGTCTCTAAGTCAATCGCACCAATGCTTGCGTACTACGCAGGAACCATGGTTAAGACTGGCACACCAACTACCTCTAAGAATAACTTCTACAAAGCCATTCAGTTAAACCGCAGACGACAGACAACTCGTGGCAATCGCCAGAACCATTTCCAATGGGACTGGAAAGACGTTATTAAGTACAACCCTAACTATGAACGCTCTATTCGTAAAGAGATGCTGCGTATTGGTGAGGACTCCGACGAGTTCCAGATGTCATACAACTGTAAATGGTTGCTGGAAAGAGGTATGTTCATTACCTCTAACGCCATGGACGAACTTGGCGACACCTCTTCTGAACTTGTAAAGTCTTGGCATAAAACTCCTGTTGTTGTCGGCATTGACCCAGCACGTAAAACTGACAGCACTGTTGTCACCGTGGTGTGGGTTGACTGGGATCGCCCCGATGAGTTTGGTTACTACGATCATCGAATCTTAAACTGGATGGAACTACAGGGTGAGGACTGGGAAGAGCAGTACTTTCAGATTGTAAACTTCTTAGAAAACTACGATGTCCTTGCAATCGGTGTTGACGCCAACGGTGTGGGTGACGCAGTAGCCCAGCGTCTTGCGCTTTTGATCCCTAGAGCAGAGGTAATGTCTCTTACCTCTAGCCCATCAGAGCAGTCCAAGCGTTGGAAGCATCTACAAGCACTGATCCAACGTAAACGACTCAGTTGGCCTGCTCATGCAAAAACTCGCAGATTAAGAACGTGGAAGCGCTTTTACCAGCAGATGACCGATGCCGAAGTTCAGTTTAAGGGACCTAACTTTTTAGTAGCCGCCCCTGATGAGGCCTACTCTCATGATGACTTTGTGGACTCCTTATCGATTGCCTGTTCATTAACGCAGGACTTGGTTATGCCAGAGGTCATCGCTTCTAGCAATCCTTTTTTCTAGTTAAACAACACAAACACGCCAAAAGGGTGGAAACTATTGCCTAGGAAAAGGCCTTTCCGTTTTTACCCTTAAGGAGTAACAATGACAATTTCACCAGCACCGCAGTTCCCAGAGCGTGCACCACAGGTCTACGAGATGAAGGGTGCAGGCAACGCAGAACGCCGTGGACCTCTTCGTTTTGAAGAAGGTATCGCAACAGACACAGACGTCCCAAGCGATTTCCAGGTAGGCATGATGTCAGGCGCAGCAACTGCTCCTGGTCGCCCAAACCGCAACGCCCCAGTATGGCAGAAGACTGCTGCAGAGACTCTCTCTGAGCGTGCACACGTTGGATCTGCTGCATGGGTTGAGGCTCCAACATTCCTTGGAGAGTTTGCGCATGGAACAATGAACGACTACTCAGCCGCAAAGATTGAGACAGTTGCTCGTTCAGGTGGACGTACTCAGCGTATGTCACCAACAGTCGTCAACGACTAAGTTCACACAGACAACCGTATACCCCCACATTAGTGTGGGGGTTATCGGGTTATCCAGGGAGGAGATGAGATGAAGAAGCCAGCAAACCCAAAGTTATACGCAATGATCGTTGCACAGGCTCGTGCTAAGTACTCGTCCTACCCAAACCCTGGTGCATCTGCATGGGTACATAAGCGTTACACACAAAGCGGTGGTCAGTTTATTGAGACCAACGAAGCCACACGTAAAGTCACGATGGCTAAGAGAAAGCAAGACAAAGAAAAAGCAAAGCATCTTGAAACTAAAAAAGATGATAAAAAGGGCGATAAGAAAAAAGGTAAGAATTAATGTCATTTCTTGACTTTAGTCCTCCGTCGTATAGAGCGGCGTCAAGCGACTTAACTATCTCCATTTCCCCATTGGGACTGGTTGAACTTGCCGATGAAGAATTTGAAGTACATGGTCCTCGACTAAATCGTTACTCACTTAACTGGGCAATGTATCTTGGACACCACTGGGGCTACCGCCGTGAGTCTGGCGAAATGCAGATCGCTGTTAACTACTATCGTGCATTCAACGATTACCTTTCCCGTTTTACATTTGGTAACGGCGTTCACTTTCGCTCACCTAAAGCAACAGAAGCAATCATTCCCGATCGCCTTGAAAGAATCTGGGAAGTAGATAACGATAAACTCCGTGTCCTCTTAGAGGTCGGACAGCAAGGCGGCATCTCAGGTGACGTCTTTATCAAAGTTGCTTACGAAGAAGCCTGGACAGATACTGCAGGGCACTTCCATCCTGGTCGTGTTCGTATTCTTCCAATGAACTCTTCATTCTGTTTTCCAGAGTTCCACCCACACGATCGCACACGCCTTCTTCGCTTTAAGCAGAAGTATCGTTTCTGGGGAACATCTCTTGAAGGTACTCGTCAAGTATTTACCTACACAGAAATCCTTACTGACGATGTCATTGAGGAATATGTTAACGATGAACTCATTGACTCACGCCCAAATCCACTAGGGCTGATTCCTGTAGTTCACATTCCTAACGTTCCCGTTTCGGGTTCACCGTGGGGTCTCGCAGACGCACACGACATCATCACCATAAACCGAGCCTACAATGAGATATCAACTGACGTAGCAGACATCATTAACTATCACGCTTCCCCTGTGACAGTTATCGTGGGTGCTAAAGCCTCTAATCTTGAAAAGGGTGCTAAGAAGGTTTGGGGCGGTCTTCCAAAAGATGCTCAGGTCTTCAACTTAGAAGGAGGTGCCCAAGGAATCGACGGAGCCTTGAAGTACCTCGAACTTCTAAAGCGCTCAATGCATGAAATCATGAACATCCCAGAAACCGCACTGGGCCAAGTTCAAGCAATCTCTAACACCTCTGGTGTTGCGCTTTCTATTCAGTATCAGCCTTTAATGAACCGTTACTCACAAAAGGTTGCTCAGTACGGCAAGGGTCTAGAGCGAGTTAATGAACTTGCACTTCGCACGCTCTTCCTCAAAGAGCCAGAGACCATGCTCTACAACCCAGACTTTGACGGCCCAATTAAAGAAGGCCAAGTCACACAGATTGATCCAGAAGATCCGATCTCATACCAAAATTACGCACACTTCCCACAGCCACTCCCACTCGACAAGTTGATTGCCCTTAATGAAATCCAGACTAAATTGGGCATGGGACTTGAGTCAAAGGAAGGCGCTTTGCGCACTTTGGGAGAAGAGTTCCCAGAAGAGAAACTCGAAGAGATTCGTCAAGAACTTATTTCAGATGCTCAAGCCGATGGTGCTTTGCAACTTATCAAGATTCAAATCCAGAAACAGATTATGGACATGACAGGCATGATGCCTGGTCCTGACGGTAACTCTGCTATCCCAATGCAGCCAACACAACTAGGTGATGGCGACGTTATGGGAGATGGCATAGAGGGACCACCAGACCCTAACAACCCAGCAAACGCCGCAAGTCAACAGACTAAGGGCGCAGAGATGCAGGGCGAAGCCGAGATCCGCAATCAACTTGTCACTGACGCCTATGGAACCAAGATTCCACAAAGGAGAACAGTAGACAAGGACTAAAACACTAAAACGAAATAAAATTAGTGTTTACCGAGACATGAGCATTCTTATGTAATGCAATTGTCTCATAATAACCATGTGATACGCCGCAAGGCATTCGGACAATGACCCAAGAAATATAGGTGACCAATAATGGCAGACCAGACAGAAGTACTCGATGCAACAGGGGTAATAACTCCCGTTTCATCAGAACCAAGTGAGGTAACAATGGCTTCTTATAGTGCAGACGATCTTGCAAAGGCTCGTGAGCAGGAGAAGGCAAAGTTGTATCCTCAGATGGAAAAGATGAAAGAAGAACTTGCCAACTTGAAGAAGAAGGCAGAAGAAGAGGCTGCACTCCGTGCGGACAAGGAAGCAAAGCGTGCTGCTAAAGAAGCAGAACGTTCTGCAAAGCAAAAGGAAAAGGAAGAAAGTGAACTTTCTTTCAAAGAACTCCTCGCAAAGAAGGAGCAAGAATTTGCGGCTCAGTTAGAGTCGGAACGTCTTGAGAGAGAAAAGGCTTTTGCCATCCTTGATAAAGAACGTCAGTTCAATGAACTTGTTAGTTATCGTAGTACTCGATTGAACCAAGAGCGAGATAATATCGTTCCTGAACTCATCGATCTTATCTCTGGTAACACACAAGAAGAGATTGAACAGAGCATCGCAACGCTCAAAGAAAAATCTTCGAGCATCCTGCAGTCTGCACAAGCAGCGCTACAGAGTGTTCGTCAGCAACAAAAGGGTGCCAGTGTAACTGCACCCGCTTCAGGACCCCTCGATAATGATCCGTCGCAACAATCGTTTACTCCTGACTCGCTCAGGGATATGTCAATGGCAGACTATGCGAAACAAAGAGCCAAGTTGCTTGGCAATGCAGCATCCAATCGTGGTCAGGGACTGTTCGGTTAATCCCCCAAACTAACTAATGAAAGGACTTGACCTCAATGGCAAGTGCAATTACAGGAACAGGGCAACTCGCAGGAGCCCCAACCGCTTACTCAGGCTCAAACTCAAGCCTGAACCAGGCAATCCAGACAATCTGGTCGAAGGAAATCCTCTTCCAGGCAATGCCAATTCTTCGTTTCGAGCAGTTCGCTGTTAAGAAGACTGAACTAGGAGTTGCTCCTGGTCTTCGTGTGAACTTCCTCCGTTACAAGAACTTTGCTGTCGATCCAACACCACTTACAGAAGGTGTTCGTATGACAACAAACGCTCTCACAGCAGAGCAGATCGCAATCACAGTTGCAGAACACGGCTACGCAGTAGCAGTTTCTGAGTTGCTTCTTAACGCATCATTCGATGACGTTATGGCATCTGCTTCACGCCTTCTTGGTCGCCACATGGCTCAGTACCTCGACGTACAGGCTCGCAACACCCTCTCTGCTGCTACATCTGCTGTCTTCGGTTACGACCGTTCAGGCATCACAGGTGGCGCATTCACAAACTACGACGAAGGTACACCAGGCTCTTCACTTGCTTCCCTCACAGGTGCATTCAAGTTGACAACTGGCGCTATCAAGGATGCTGCTCTTACCCTCGCTGGTAAGAACATCCCTCGCTTGGGCGAGACCTACGTCCAGTTCGTTCACCCTAAGCAGTCTCGTGACCTCCGCTCTAACCCAGAGTTCATTGAAGTCACAAAGTACGCTGCTCCAGGTAACTTCATGCTCGGTGAAATCGGTCGTCTCTACGACGTAGTCTTCATCGAAACCACACAGGTTAAGAAGTTGACATCTGGCGTTGCTTACAACCAGACTGCAAACGTCGGTGCTCCAGCAAACCAGTACGATGTTCCTGTAAAGGCTAACACTGGTCCAGGACAGGGTGGAAACCCAGAAGACGGTTCTGCCGCTGCAACCAACGGTACACCAGGTGCAGATGTGTACGAGTCAATCATGATTGGTGACAACGCATTCGGTCACGCAATCTCTCTCCCAGTTGAACTCCGTGACGGTGGCGTTCTCGACTTCGGTCGTGAGCACGCTCTTGCATGGTACGCAATCTGGGGTCTTGGCGTAATCACCGATCAGGCGATCGTTAAGGTTTACACCAACTAATTTACCCGTAGTGTCTGGGGACCATACTCCTTCTTTGGTCCCCAGCCATTACACCCAAACAAACTTAGGAGAATAAACACCGTGGCAAATAAAGCAACAAGTCCGTTGGATGCAACAGGTCTAGCGGCAGAAAAAGCAGCAAAAGCAAATGCGGAAGCACTGCGCAAGCGTCAAGATGAGATCTCGATTACAGCGCAGATTGAGGCAGAGAGTCTAGAGAAAGATGTCTTTGATCCAAAGGCACCTGACGCTCCTCTCGTTCTAGATGAGATTGAAAATGTCGGAGTATCGACTGCCAATGACATGGTGGTTATCCGTACTATTACCGACATTGAAGATATGACCTACGGAGTCGGAAACCACTACTCTTTTAAATCAGGAGTGAAGTACCGTGTACCGTCAGGCCTCGCAAACTATCTAGAGCAACTTGGATATATTTGGCGGCCAAACTAAGCCGTCGCTAATAGTCCGACCCTCAACTGGTTCCCGCCCTCCTCCCAGTTGGGGGTTGGGCCTTTTTATTTGCAGTTATTGAGCGATAATTGCACAACAGTATTTCGGAGGTTTCGTGGCTACGTTATCCAGTCTTGCAGAGCGGCTTCGTTCTGAAATAGGCGATATCGGTAAGTCATTTGTCTATCAGACAACAGCGGATGGTCTTACAAACCGCTACCTCATTCCATACTCCCCTCTAGATGGGGCAAACCTTATTATCCATGTAAATGGAACTGACGTGTCTACGGCTGCCCTCATTGAAGAAGAGACGGGCTACCTTACCCTAGACGCTACTCCCGCTGCTGGCGTCTCAATCGTTGTGGCTGGAACGTACTACCGCTACTTCACTAACAACGAGATCTGCAACTTCATCACAGATGCATTTAACCAGCACACAGCAAACCACTCTGATCCTTACGGTCGTGGAATCACTATTCTCAACATTCCTGGCGTAGAGGAATATCCAGTCGTTGTATATGCCGCTACCCTGGCTCTTTACACCTTGGCTACAGATGCTTCCTTTGATATCGACATCACTGCTCCAGATGGAGTAATGATTCCTCGCTCTGAGCGTTACCGTCAGTTGATGCAGATGATCGATGTCCGTAAGAACCAGTACAAGGAACTCTGTTCACAACTTGGAATCGGTCTTTACAAGATCGACGTCTTCTCTTTGCGCCGAGTTTCAAAGACTACAGATCGTTATGTACCAGTCTATATCCCTCAAGAAGTGGACGATCGTTCTATGCCGCAACGAGCACTACTTGCAAAGCCTACCTATGGCTCTCAGAAGTTCCCATCAAATGTTCCTACCTATGACCTCAGTGCTTACCAAGGCGACTCATTTGAGACCACACTTCAGTTCCAGTTTGATGTAACAGACTACACGTGGAGATCAGAACTTCATAGTCAATTTGGTAATGGCATTCCTCTTACAGCGTTTGATATTCAGTTTGTTAATGGGGACAACACCAAACTTACAATGACTCTTACTGGCTTACAGACGGAAGCACTTCCAGAACTTTGTTTCTGGGACATACAAGCAACAGCAACTGACAACTCAGGCTATGAACAAACGTATATACGAGGAGCAATGTTTGTAACTAGAGAGGCAACCGTATGACACGAGTTAGACATGTAGTTGGTTGTGGCTGTGGTCAGTGCAGCGGAGGAGTACAGGGTGGTAACGTAATTGTTGCTCCTGGTCAAGGCGGAGCAAGAGGTGTCCAAGGTGTCCAAGGCACCCAAGGTGTACAGGGTACAGGAATTCAAGGTACTCAAGGAAGCATTGGACCTGTTGGTCCTGGCTCTGGAGCACAGGGAACACAGGGCGTTCAAGGTGTTGGTGGTGGAGGAGTTACTCTCCAGCAACTGCAAGAAGCAATATCTGGGTCTGCACTTAGTACCACAGATGATCTACCAGAAGGTGTTACCAACCTGTACTTTACTCCCCAAAGAGTCTCGTACACCCACACTCAAGGGGTAGCGAGTGCAACATGGACTATCACCCACAATTTACATTTCTATCCTAACGTTACAGTTCAGGATTCCGCTGGTAATATAGTGGAAGGCGAAATTTTGTACACTAATTCGGACTCCTTAACCGTTACTTTTTCAACCGCATTCTCAGGCGAAGCCTATCTAAGTTAGTTATCTTAAGGAGATACTATAATGGCAAGAAAATTTTTGACTCCAATAGACCTTGGAAAACTTGAACTTCAGAATGCTCGCATTCAGAACCTCTCAACAGCACAGAAGCCAGCCAACCCTGTTGAAGGTCAGATCTATTATGATACAGATGATAAAGTTCTTAAAACATGGGACGGCACACATTGGATTAACGCAAGCCAAGGTACACAAGGTACACAGGGCACCGTAGGTTCACAGGGCACACAAGGCACTCATGGTACTCAAGGCACACAAGGTGTAGATGGTCAACAAGGCACCCAAGGTACAGACGGTACGCAAGGTACGCAGGGCACTGATGGTACGCAAGGCACTGATGGTACGCAAGGAACTCAAGGTACTGATGGCACACAGGGCACCCAAGGAACTGATGGCACACAGGGAACACAAGGAACTGATGGAACGCAGGGAACCGATGGTACCCAAGGAACACAGGGTACAGACGGAACTCAAGGAACTGATGGTCTTGGAATCACTTTCCGTGGAACATACAATGGCGGAACGCAGTACTACGTAAACAATGTTGTTAATTATGAGGGCTCTTCATGGGTTTGTATTCAAACAATTGATGGAATAGCACCAAGTGAAAATACTTGGTGGACTTTATATGCTGCTCAAGGTACGCAAGGAACTACAGGCTCTCAAGGCGTAGACGGTACCCAAGGTACAGACGGACAGCAAGGTACACAAGGTACCGATGGTACTCAAGGTCTTGATGGTCATTCAGACCGCTACCGCACAACCTCTGGTACTGATTACACTTTAGGTTATAACCTAAATCAAACATTTGTACTTAACGACACAGGTCTTTCCTACTCAGTAGGTCAAGACGTTGTTATTGCTGCTGATTCCGTAAACCTTCTTCACGGTACAGTAGTCTCTTACATTTCTGACGAACTTAATGTTGACATTAAAGATTATATTGGTACAGGTTTTCACGGAGACTGGACAGTCAACCTTGATGGAGCAACAGGTGTACAAGGTACAACTGGCTCTCAAGGAACACAGGGAACCGATGGCGCACAAGGTACTCAAGGTACCGATGGAACACAAGGTACTCAAGGTGTAGACGGTCAGCAAGGTACTCAGGGAACCGACGGCACTCAGGGCACACAAGGAACAGATGGTACCCAAGGAACTCAGGGTACTGATGGCACACAAGGAACTGAAGGTCAGCAGGGTACTCAAGGTACTCGTGGTTCACAGGGCGTCCAAGGCACCGAAGGTCAACAAGGTGTGCAGGGTACTCACGGTACACAAGGCACTCAAGGTACCGACGGTACACAAGGAGCACAGGGTACTGAAGGTCAGCAAGGTACACAGGGTACAGACGGCACACAAGGAACTCAAGGTACAGACGGAACCCAAGGTACACAAGGCCACTCAGACCGCTACTCAACCCTTTCTTACAGTGATTACGGATTAGGAACTGGTTCACCCGCTAACTTCTTGTTAGCAGATTTAAATCTTTCATACTCAGTAGGTCAAGATGTTGTCATTGCTTATGACGCTTCAAACCTCTTACATGCACGAGTCACAAGTTATGACGGAGAATACCTCCTTGTTGATGTTAAGGACTACGTTGGTTCTGGCACATACGGAACTTCGTCTTCAACATACTGGCAAGTAAACCTTGACGGTGCTACTGGTGTTCAAGGAACCACAGGTTCACAGGGTACTCAAGGTACCGATGGAGCCCAAGGAACTCAGGGTACTGACGGTACACAGGGCGCACAGGGAACCCAAGGTGTACAAGGAACTCAAGGCACTAACGGAACTCAGGGAACCCAAGGTACTCACGGTACCCAGGGAACTCAAGGTACTCAAGGTGTTGAAGGACAGCAGGGAACTCAAGGTACCGATGGTACTCAGGGAACCCAAGGTACAGATGGAACACAAGGTACTCAAGGTACAGCGGCCCTTTGGAACTACTCTGGTGCTTATAATCCAGGGATTACCTATACAACTGGTGACGTTGTTACCTACGAGGGTCAAACTTGGTACCGCAATGTTTACACATCTGCTGGTTACACTCCTGGTGGAGTTGAGGGATATTGGGATCTACTTGCTGCACAAGGCGTACAGGGAACTGAAGGACAACAAGGTACTCAGGGAACCGATGGAACTCAAGGAACCCAAGGTACTGATGGTACGCAAGGCGTACAAGGCACAGAAGGCCAACAAGGAACTCAAGGTACTGATG